ACGGATGTGGCCCCAGTTGCGAGCGCTTTAGCGCGAGCCTTTAATAAAGTGATAAAGTGAAACGCTACTTTTGACGTGGCACAATGTGAGCCGTAAAACGTGCAGAAAAAAAATAAAAAAAGCCGACAAGCAAATAACGTGGGCCCCACTAAATAAAGACATCGGAAAAAGGTAACATACTATATTATTCTTGCCTTCGTCCCTAAGTTTTGACTGGTCAAAACTTGCGGCGTACTCTATACGCTTCTTATTTGGTATATAAAGTGGTGTATTTTATACGCATTATGGAGTGGTCTTTTAACGCAGTGGTGTACATTATTGTGTACATTTGTACGCTATTCGTTACGCTCGTTAATGGATATTCCGTTATACGAAGTGAACGACTATCCCGGCGTCTACAATCAATTTCTACAGACTTGCGCCAATCGTCTAATTTCTTGGCAATTATCGAAGGTTCAATTGGAGCTCGACGTGAAAGGAATTTCAATCGACCGGAAGGAGCAGCTTCTGAAACTCCAGTAGTTCCTCGAGGAGTTCAAGAAGTTTAATCGGGTTATATCTTATCAACGCAATCATCTAGTGAAGTGTTGTTTGTATTCTACTTTCATTGCCAAATTTAGGTATGGCGGAGCGGAAGAGGAAGATGGAATGGTCGAAAGCGAATCGGAAGAGGAGTCGTACGACTCTGCCGAGGAATTCTAGGGTGTATGCTAGAAAACGACCTATATTGCGAGGTCCTAAATTGACTAGCAGGGATAAGGTTTATACGTATACGAAATACGAGACACTTACTACAGCGGGTGCGGTTTATCATCTCAATAGTTTTAGTCAGGGTTTAGCTAATAATCAACGTGCGACTTCCGTTGATATTGTTCATAATGTTCAGCTTAGGTTTTCTGTTGAGTTACCTACTGGTGCTATGGTTTTTTGTCGTCGTTACAAGATGTCATGGGCTGTTGTTCAAGATATGATGCCGGGAGATAGTATGCCAGCGGTCAGCGATATTTTTAGTATGACTTCTCCTCCTATTGAAGGTTTGGAGTATATTGCTGATGATAATCATCGCAGATTTCAAGTTAAAAAATTTGGAATTTTGTACTTGGAATCTGGTGGTGCTGACTACTCTGTTAATACTGGAAAGCAGACGTACAACGTACAAGATGCTTTGAAAAGGGTCTTCGTGAAGTGCAATACACGCGGTGTGTATGATAGTAACAGCTCTGCTGGTTCTATCAGTGCTATGAATTCTGGGGCTTTGTATTTTGTTGTAAATCCCACTTTCGCTGGGTATTTGGGTTTCAACATTACTGTGTATCATAATTCACCTGTTTAATACAGGTTTTTATTAATAAAGAAGTATTCTACATTTTGTTGTGACCATTCATAGATATCGCTATTCTGTATAGCTGTTTCGTATGATTGATCAGAATTACATAGGATAATAGATGGTATTCCTCCCTTTATTCTACATTTTTTCTTATATTTTTCGTTTACTGTGAAATCCTTTTGTGCTCCTAGGATTTCTTTTTTACATGGTAAAAACTGGAAAGGAATATCATCGAATACATTATATAACGCCGTGTTGTCATAGTTTGACCAGTCGACTCCTCCGCAGTAGTAATTATGTTTTCCCAAGCTTCTTGCCCATGCTGTTTTTCCACATCTCGTTGGACCTTCAATTATTGCGGTGGTGGGTCGGTCTGGTACCAGTTCTGGTTCCTATAAACAAAATATGAAGGTGACTCAGCTTGGTTTTCCCATGCTTCACGAATTTCCATTTTCGTTGTTTCTGATGCCCAGACCAAGTCTGAAAAATCAGCAGTAGGATTGATGTGAAGATAGGTATCGAAGCTTACGCAGTAGAGGTTTTGATCTGCCCAGTGTTGTAAGGACTCTGGAATGCCAATAAAATTTGTCCATCTGGGTTGATAACTCTCAGGGGGTGTGGGCCATTGTTTATCAGCCATGTATTCGAGGTTTCTATAGTTGTTGGCATACGTGTAGGGCTGTTCGGCCAGTACTCTGGTGAGGAAGTCAGACTTGGATGTGGATTCTGAGAGAATTCTTGTCCAGATAGCGTCTCTATTCTTCTTCGGACTTCTTCGGGAAGCTCTAAGAATACCTCTCTCCTCAAAGGTACCCCCCTTGGAAATGTAGTCCGCAACATCTGCATCCCTTCTTGGGATCTGGATGTTTGGATGATAAATTCCCGATCCGTTAGGGTCGGTGATGTCGAAGAACCTCTGGTTCTGCGTCTGAAACCTCTTCTCAGTCTGTACCAGACAGTGGATGTGTGGCTCTCCATCTTGATGGTTTTCCGTACAAGCTCTAACGTATGTGACGTTATAATCTTTTAGTAATTGAAAAAAGTAATCGATAATGAAAATTGGAATTAGAGGACACTTTGGATAGGTTAGAAAAAAGGATTTGCCCTGGATTTTAAAGGAAGAGGGTTGGCGAGGCATAGCTGCTGGCGCTACAGTGCTTTCTATTGTTTATTGTATTACAAGGATGGTGATCAGTTGATCAGTTATATACTAAATTAAATGGGCCGAATAGTGTTGGGCCGATTTATTGGGCTTCGTCAACTGGGGCACATCCTTTTAATATT